GTAGTGCAATGTTTAAACGTTTATTAAAGCGGTTCCAAGAGAATCAACAACGACGAGCAGATTATTGGGTACTCATGAACATGAGTAACAAAGAACTGCATGATATGGGGATCAGTAGAGGTGAAATTAGGCAAAAAGTCTACGGTTAATGCAGCGGGTAATTATACTAAGCCTAGTATGCGTAAGCGCCTTGTTGCTTCCGTTAAAGCTGGAGGCAAAGGTGGTAAGCCAGGACAATGGTCCGCCAGGAAAGCCCAGATGGTTGCAAAGCAATACAAAGCTAAAGGTGGAGGATATAAGTAATGAAAGTAGATGCACCTAAAGGCTACCATTGGATGAAACAAAAAGATGGTGGCTTGAAACTAATGAAACACAAAGATAAGTTTGTGCCTCATAAGGGTGCATCTCTTACTGCTAATTTCCCTGTACAAAAGAAACACGATGCCAAAAAGTAAAAGTCAAAAAAGTCTAACAGCTTGGACTAAGCAGAAGTGGAGAACCAAGAGTGGTAAACCATCAACGCAAGGTCCAAAGGCTACAGGCGAAAGGTATCTACCTGCAAAGGCTATTAAGTCTCTTAGTGCTTCTGAGTATGCCGCTACAACACGAGCAAAACGAAAAGGCACTAAGGCGGGTAAGCAGTTTGTGGCTCAACCTAAAAAAGTTAGAGCCAAAGTAAAACCGCACAGGAAAATCACATGAGCCGTAATTTAACAGAAAAACAACAAAAGTTTCTTGATGTTCTTTTTGAAGAAGCTCAAGGTAATTTATCTCAAGCAAGAAAATTAGCTGGGTATGCTGAGACTGTCGCAACCTCAGCTATTGTAAATTCTTTGCAAGATGAAATTGCAGATCGTACTAAACGTTTTATTGCTGCTAGTGCAACTAAAGCTGCTTACTCTATGAAACAAATTATGGATAGTCCAACTGATTTAGGTAATAAAGAGAAAATGGCAGCAGCTAAAGATGTATTAGATCGTAGCGGATTTAAAGCATCAGATAAAGTAGAAGTAACTGCAGCAAGCCCTTTGTTTATTTTACCACCTAAAAATGAAGAAGATTAATAAAGTTTGGACACTACCTGCTCCAAAGCCAAACGAAAAGTTTGAGTGGAGAAAAGTTGTAAGAGTAGGTAGGCTAGTTCCATTTGGCTATAGACAAGATCCTGACGATTGTGATATACTATTACCTATTCCAGAAGAGTTAGATCTTTTAGAGGAAGGTAAGAAATACCTAAAACAATATAGCTACAGAGATGTAGCTGCTTGGTTAAGTGAAGAATCAGGTAGGTATATATCTCACGTAGGTTTAATGAAGAGAGTTCAAATTGAACGAAAGCGTCAGAGAGAAGCTGCAAACCAACGCCAGCTTGCTGAAAAATACAAAAAAGCCCTCGAAAAGGCGAAGAAGCTCGAAGAAGAAAGACTCGGTGGAAAAGAAACCAGAGTCTCTTCAAGTTGAGCAAGTAGAAGAATTTAATACCAGAGAAGTTATATTTGAACCTAACCCCGGTCCACAGACAGAGTTTCTAGCTTCTACTGAACAAGAAGTACTATACGGTGGATCAGCAGGTGGTGGTAAATCTTATAGTTTAGTTGCTGATCCTGTACGTTATTTAAATAACCCTAACGCTAGAATGCTTTTAGTACGTAGAAGTACTGAAGAACTAAGAGAACTTATCTCTGTATCTAAACAACTATACCCCAAAGCAATTCCCGGTATTAAGTTTATGGAAAGAGATAAGACTTGGGTAGCTCCGAGTGGAGCAACACTCTGGATGTCTTACCTTGATCGTGACGATGATGTTATGAGGTATCAAGGTCAGGCGTTCAACTGGATCGGTTTTGACGAATTAACGCAATGGCCTACACCCTATCCTTGGAACTATATGAGGTCACGACTTCGGACAACCAAAGCCAGTGGACTACCCTTATATATGAGGGCAACAAGCAACCCCGGAGGTCCGGGCCATCAATGGGTAAAAAAAACTTTCATTGACCCTAATACTCCTAATAAAGCTTTTTGGGCTACGGATGCAGATAGTGGTGAAATTATTTGTTGGCCTAAAGGACACAGTAAAGAAGGTCAGCCCTTATTTAGACGTAGGTTTATCCCTGCTACCTTATTCGATAATCCTTATTTAGCAGAAGATGGTATGTATGAGGCTAATCTTTTGTCGTTACCTGAGCATCAGCGAAGACAGCTACTAGAAGGTGACTGGGATATTAACGAAGGTGCAGCCTTTCCAGAGTTTAATCGTAGACAACATGTAATAGAACCTTACGATATACCTAATAGTTGGGCTAAGTTTAGAGCATGTGACTATGGGTATGGTTCCCACACAGGTGTTGTTTGGATTGCAGTAACTCCAGCAGAACAATTAGTTGTATATAGGGAAATGTATGTATCTAAGGTTACTGCTACAGATTTAGCGGATATGATACTAGAAGCAGAAGATGGTGAAAAAATACGCTATGGTGTTTTGGATTCTAGTTTATGGCATAATCGTGGTGATACTGGGCCATCATTGGCTGAACAGATGATTATGAAAGGTTGTCGGTGGCGTCCTTCCGATAGATCTAGAGGCTCTCGTGTAGCAGGTAAAAATGAATTACATAGAAGATTACAAGTTGACGAATTTACAGAAGAACCTAGATTGGTATTTTTTAACAATTGTACTAATACCATTTCTCAGCTACCTGCCTTACCTTTGGATAAAAATAATCCAGAAGATGTAGATACAAATGCGGAAGATCACTTATACGATGCTTTAAGATATGGTGTAATGACCAGACCACGTAGCAACCTATTTGACTTTGATGCAAATAATCATCGTACAGGGTTTCAAGTTTCAGACGCAAAATTTGGATATTAAGGATAGAATATGGAAGAAGAATTTGAAGATATGATGATGGACATGGAGGAAACTTCATCCGTAGAAGATGTTAAGGAAGAAGATTATTCTGATCCAGCAACAGGACAAATTGTTCAATTTGTTAAAGATAAATATTCTAAAGCAGAAACTGCACGAGAACTTGATGAGCAACGTTGGATTCAAGCTTATCGTAACTATCGTGGTATTTATGGTCCTGATGTACAATTTAGTTCTACAGAAAAATCACAAGTATTTGTTAAAGTAACTAAAACAAAAGTACTAGCTGCATATGGTCAGATTGCAGAAGTATTATTTGGTGGTAATAAATTTCCTATTACTATTGATCCCACTGTTCTTCCTGATGGTGTAGAAGAAACAGTAAGTTTTGAAACTAATGCAGATCAACGTAAGGCTAATGAAGACTTACCAGATTTACTTCCCGGTGAAACATATGAAGATTTTAGAGAGCGTCTTTCTGGTATGAAAGCAAGCTTAGATCCAGTTATGGATTACTTAGAACCCGGACCTGCTAAAACTCCCACATCACCACAGTTTCATCCTGCTGAAGTTGCAGCAAAGAAAATGGAAAAGAAAATCCATGATCAACTAGAAGAGTCTCACGCAAAGAAACATCTTCGTGCTGCAGCTTTTGAAGCAGCATTGTTTGGTACTGGTATTATGAAAGGTCCATTTGCTGTAGATAAAGAATATGCTAATTGGGATGAAGAGGGTAATTACTCTCCTATGTTTAAAACTATCCCACAAACTAGCTCTGTATCTATATGGAATTTTTATCCAGACCCAGATGCTGCTACTATGGAAGAAGCAGAGTATATTGTAGAGCGTCACAAAATGTCTCGTTCACAATTACGTGGTTTAAAAAATCGTCCATACTTTCGTGAGAATGCAATTAATAATGCATTACGTTTAGGTGAGTCCTACAACAAAGAGTGGTGGGAACATGTAATGGAAGATAATTCAGAGCAAGATCAAGCACAACGCTTTGAAGTTTTAGAGTTCTGGGGTTTTGTAGATACTGAGTTACTAATTGAACAGGATATTGATATCCCTGATGACCTAAAAGATGCAGAGCAATTAAGCGTAAATGCTTGGATCTGTAATGGACAGGTGTTACGTTTAGTAATGAATCCATTTACCCCTGCGTACATTCCATATTTTGCAGCACCATATGAAATGAATCCTTACAGTATTTTTGGTGTAGGTATTGCTGAAAACATGGATGATACACAAACCTTAATGAATGGGTTCATGCGTATGGCAGTAGATAATGCTGCATTGTCAGGTAATTTACTTATTGAGATTGATGAAACTAATCTAGTACCGGGGCAGGACTTGTCTGTGTACCCCGGAAAAGTGTTCCGCAGACAAGGTGGAGCACCCGGACAAGCCATTTTTGGTACTAAGTTTCCCAACGTATCTAATGAAAACATGCAGATGTTTGATAAAGCAAGGGTACTATCTGATGAATCAACTGGATTTCCATCTTTCGCACATGGTCAAACAGGGGTTACGGGTGTTGGTCGTACTGCTTCTGGTATCTCTATGCTTATGTCTGCTGCCAACGGTTCTATTCGCAATGTAGTTAAAAATATTGATGATTATTTGCTAGCACCATTAGGTAAAGCTTTCTTTAATTTTAATATGCAGTTTAACTTTGAGTCAGATATTAAAGGTGATCTTGAAGTAAAAGCTCGTGGTACTGAAAGTCTTATGGCTAATGAAGTACGTAGTCAACGTTTACTGCAGTTCTTACAAGTTGTACAAAATCCTGCACTAGCACCATTTGCACGTATGGATTATATTGTACGTGAGATTGCTAAATCTATGGATCCTGATCCTGATAAGGTAGGCAACAATATGCAACAGGCAGCGGTGCAAGCTGAAGTCCTTAAAAAGTTTCAAGAAGCAAACCCACCACCAGCACCTGAACCACAACCGGGTGTACCACCACAAAGTGGCCCACAGGGAGCACCTGCGGGTGTTCAGGTTCAGGATACCCAAGGTAGTGGGGGTGGCACTATAGGAACTGGTACAGCCCCTCAGCCGGGAGAACAGGGCTTCTCAGGTAATACTGGTGGAGCACCTGTACAGTGAGCCAGTTAAAACTAGTCGTAAATAACAAACCTCAGTGGGATGCAATGCTGGAAGAAATTTACTTTCGTATTTCATTCGCACATAAACAAATGGAACAGTATGATGATCCTGCAGAAATTTATAGACTGCAGGGTGAAATACGTGCATTAAGATCTTTAACTAAACTTAGGGATAAAGTAAATAATGACTAGTCTTAATGAACAGATGAAAAAAGGTATGGGTTATGGTGAGCTAATTGTAGATAATATACTTGGTTTAGATAACGAATACGAATCATTTGGTGAAAAACTAGGTAAAGCAATTAATGAGGATGAAATAGGATTCCTCAAAGATGCTGCTGTTGGTATTTATGAGGGGGCTAAAGAGTTTGTTACTAGTCCAATAGAAACAACTAAAGAAGTTATTACAGATATTAAAGACAGTGTACAAAGACTTGGTAGTGAAGATCTAGATACAAGACTACAAAGTATGTATGGTGTATCCTACGACCAAGCTACAGATCAACAAGTAACTTCTGCAAGAGAAGCTGTTATTGGCGATGCTATGACTGCACTGGAGTTAATTCCTGCAGCTAAAGCGACAACAGTTACTGCAAAAGCAGCAAGCTCTGCTATACCTAGTGGAGTTAAAGCTGATATAGTAGGTCAAACCAAAGCAGTCTTTGGTGGTGACATGGAGTTTTTAAGAGGTACACCAACAGAACGTTCTGATACTGTAGGTGTTGGTGCAGAAGTAGTTGGTCAAGATGATGTAAGCCTTGATGATATTACTGATTACATGGATTCAGAAGTACAACCTGCTAAACCTAAAGCAGAACTTACTAAACCTAAAAAAGATGTTGCTCCACTTGTTAGACCTAACGAAAAAAGAACTGCAATGTTTGCACGTACTGCTGAAGGATTAAATCCAAATCGTGATGAACTAATAAGAAGAAAAAATAGTGACATTTCAAAATTAGAATCTTCTGATTTTTATAGTCCTATACTACCCTTTATTAAAAATATTGCAATTGGCAGTAAAGGAATAAAAGGTTCAAACGTAAAAAAACTTTTAGAAAAAAGAGCTAACGTAAATAAAACTCAACTTTATTGGTCAGGTCTTCTTAATGAAATTGATTCAGATACAATATATGATAAAGATACTTTAGTTAACTTAGCTCGTCAAAATATCCCTAAAATAGAAATAGTAACTGGTACAGGGGCTGGAAGTGCTAGGTATAAAGATTTACAAAGAATACCTTTAGTTGAAGATAGTTCAACAGATAAATTTGTAACTAAACAAAGTTTACCTGTACCCGGTCATATAAGATTTCAAGGTCAACCGGGGGCAGAACCATATAATTATACAGAATTAATTGCAATTAATAAAAATCCTAAAGGTAATTTTTATCAAGCTGCTGAAAGTCATTGGGGTTATGGTGGTACAGCTATAGCACACACAAGACTTAGTGAGTATACACATAATGGAAATGAATTTATTGTTGTAGAAGAGCTTCAAAGTGACATGGCTCAAGTTGCTACTGATAACAGAAATAAGGATTTAGAGGTAGCTACTAAAGAAAACTCAACTAACGAAATTCCATTAACTGCAGGTGATATATCTGACAGTTTAACTGACAGTAGTTCTGAGTTAGTATCTAATTTTTATATTGGAGAAACATCACCAGATTTTAAATTTACAAATAGGTTTGAAAAAGAACTTGAAAATATATCACAAACTTTTTACAATAAAAGTTTTAATGATCTTGCAAGTTATGAAGAATTTATAGAAGTTTCTGAAACTGTTTTATCTGATTTAATGTTTCAATTCGCAAATTTAAAATTTAAATATGAAAATAATGAAATAGGTATGGATGAAGTTATACAAAAAATAACTACAAATATGCCGGGGATTACTGAAAACGTTTTACTTAGAAAAACATATGATAACTTAGTATCAACTCCAATAGACAAAATATTTTCTAATGCTTTTAGTGATTATGTTTTTGGTAAATCAACAATAAAAAT